CTATTAATATAATATAAAATATTATTAGATGTCTTTTACTAATCATCTTGTTAGTGAAGTTTATGTTATAAATCTTGAAAAAGATACTAAAAAATTAGATTCCATCACAAAGCAACTAGATTCTAATATGATACTTTTTGAACGATTTGATGCTATCAATGGTAAAACTCTTAGTAATAGAACTGAATTTACTCCTTTCTGTAATAGATTTTGTGCGTCGGGTATCAGAGGATGTGCTTTCTCTCATTTTTCTATTTGGCAAAATATGATCATTAAAGGTTTTGAATATGTCATGATACTTGAAGATGATGCTGTTCTTGTTGAAAACTTTGATGCTAAATTTCAAGATATATATCAATACATCCCGAAAGATTTTGATATACTATATCTAGGATCTCTCTTTTATTGTGATCCTTCTCAAACTTATAATTCAATAGTTAGTAGTAAAAATATACAAATTAATAAACATGTTTTACAAGTTTATGGATGTGGTGGTCTTCAAGGATATATTATTTCAAATAATTGTGCTCAAAAAATTATTAATGAACATATATCTTTTCATATTGATACGAATCTTATAGATTGGATTCATAAATATAATTTAAAAGCCTATGCTGTACAACCAATGCTAATCACTCAAAATATGAAGAATTCTAATTTATCTTCTAATTATCCATTATTATTAAATAAAATTCTACATACTATTCCTTTAACTGATAATGTCAAATTAGATTGGATTATTAATGAAAACGCATATCAATTGTTTAATATTTATTTTAATTCTTTAATGCTTGCTATTTTCTTAGTTTCATTATTAATTCCATTACAATATTATTTTATTATATATATATGGTTATTTATAGAATTTGTATTCTCTAAAGATCTACATAATACTCTCATTTATGGAATAATTATTTCTATTCCTTTCTTCATTAAATATAATATCTATAAGAAATAGATGGCCTTTGTCAATAGGGTTTGTGATAAAGTAGTCGTTATTAATCTTGAAAAAGATAAAGAACGCTTACAAAAATTTGATACTTATATGAAAAATAATAATATTCAATATGATAGATTTAATGCTATTAACGGCTCTAATGTTAATAATGATCATAGACTAAGTGATTATTGTAATACTTTTTGTACTGATGGTATGAAAGGATGTGCTTTATCTCATAGAAGTATTTGGGAATTAATGATTAAAAATGGATATAAAAATGTTTTAGTTTTTGAAGATGATGCTGTAATTGATGATAATTTTGATCGTGATTTCCATCATGTATGGAATCATCTTCCTAAAGATTTTGATATTATCTATTTTGGATGTTTATTTGGTTGCTCTGATAATTCTATCACAAATAATGGATTTAAAAAAATATCTGGGTTTGATTCAGAAGATATTAATGAATTTATTCAAACCAATGAAGGAAGCGTCGGAACACATTGTTATATGATTTCTTTAGAAGGAGCAAAAAAATTTATTGATAAACCAATTAATTTTCATATTGATACACAAATTATGGCATGGATTAAAACTTATAATTATAACGCCTATTCTACTAATAAAAATATGGCTGAAACATCCCAAGAAAATAGTAGTTTATCCGATACATATCCTATATTTATCAATTCTATCTTAAAACAATTTAAACTTAATAATCTTAAAATACCATCTACTTTGGATTGGTGTATTAATGAAAACTTTTTAAAATTAGGACCTTATAATATCAACTTATTATTAACTATTTGTTTTCTTATTGTCTTCTGTATTCCTACTAAATATGCGTATATTGTTTATATTTGGTTATTTATTGAATTTATAATCAGTAAAGATATTAAAAATTCTTTACGTTATACTGTAGTATTAAGTATATCAATATTTTTAAAGTATTTATTATATAGATGAAAAAGTCTAACTTTTTATACTATATATATATTTTATTAGTAGTTATAGTTATATTGTTTGCGTTTGACTTTTTTTATCGCACATTATTTTATAAAAATCATTTAAAAGAATGCTCTAAAAAAGATAGTTTTTGTGGATTACAAATAATCAACGCACATCTACCAGATAAATATACATCTCAATTATTAAAATTATCCAAAGAAAAAGGTATTCGTGTTGAAATAACTAAAAAAAGTCAAAAAAATATTTCTTCTGCTATTATTCTAGAAAATATTCCCGACATTGAAGAACAATATAGATTATATTCATCAGTTATTTCAAACTATATTGGAGAACCTGTTAAAACTTTACCCAAAGATATTAAAAATCGTATGACTCTTGTTGTGTATGAAAAAGAAGGTGACTATATTGATTGGCATTTTGATACTAATCATTATGATGGAAGATATTTTACTCTATTAATTCCAATCACTTTAGAAACTACTTGCGGTAATTATCAATATAAAAATCATGATGAAAAAAATATTGATGTTGAGATTGGAAAAGGACAAGCCATCTTATTTGAAGGTGATAAAGTTTATCATAGAGGTAAAATGCTCTGTAAAGATCAATTCCGTGTTATCTTAAGTTTAACATACGTTACTTCTGATTATATGAACCATTGGAATTATATTATGCATAAAATGAAAGAATTTGGTATCTATGGAACCATGTAAAGAATTTGTTAGTATATAATTTATATGAATTATTCTAAAGATTTATCCAATAATAGATTTGATTTGTCTAATAATCTTATAAAACGTTTTGGTGGAACCAATCGGTATAGTGATGTTGTAATCCATAATAACGTAGCATATCTTTCTGGAATCGTTCCTACTGATTTATCCAGTAATATCATCGGACAAACATATCAAGTATTAAATATCTTAGATTCTCAATTAGCAAAAATAAACTCTTCTAAAAATAATATTTTATCTATGACTATTTATCTAAAAGATGCTTCATTATATGATGATATGAATATCATATATGATCATTGGATTCAATATTCTCCTCCTCCAGCAAGAGCTACTATTGGTATTGTAAGTTTTCCAAATCCAAGATGGCTAATTGAAATAGTAGTGACTGCTGCTATTTCAATTCCTTATACTAATACAATATATCATAATAGTGTCTTCACAAATAATTTAAATTATATTATTTAATTATAGATGATTAATTAAATGAGGATTCTTTATTATTATAATTAATATCGTAATTAATAATCCTAGATATAAGTATAACTCTCGTAGTTTTGATTTATTTGATATATATTCTATAACGATATAGGCAATACCCCATATCGCTATCCACCATAATTGAATTATTGTCATATAGATTAATAACTCAACAATACTTACATCTCCAAATAATTTATTAAGTATAAACATTTATTTCTACATAAAAACAAGATTATATTTATATATAGATTTAAAAATGTCAATAATTTTTGTTCAACTTCTCGGTGGTCTAGGCAATCAACTATTTCAAATCGCTGGATCTATGCTCCAACAAAAATATAATAATGCTAGATTATTATATCTTTCTCCTGATAATAATCATGATACTGATGATTATAGAGATATTTTTAAATTAGAAAAATATGACTATAATCTACCTTTATTAAAAAAAACTCTTTATCAAGAAAATGGATTTTCTATTTGGGATCCTTCTGATTTTACATTCCCTATTCTTCATATGTATGGATATTTTCAAAATTATTCTATGATACAATGTATTCTTCCTTCTTTTAAACAAAAAATTCTTAATGATTTACAAGAATATAAAGATCTTGTAAATATACAATATAAATTATCATCTAATTCTTCTAATACATACGCATTTATTCACGTTAGAAGAGGTGATTATATTGAAAAATCTGATATTCATCATATTCAACCAATTGAATATTATATTAAAGGTGTTTCTATGATTTTAGATACTAAAAATATATCTACTTGGTTTATTTTTTCTGATGATATTATATGGTGTAAATCACAAGAATTCTTTTATTCATTAAACTCCATTTTTGTTGAAGAAAAGAATCCTATTCTATGTTTGGCACTTATGAGCGAAATACATGATGGTGCTATTATTGGAAATAGTACATATAGTTGGATGGGTGCTTATTTGGGTATTGGATTACAAGAAAATTCTGTTGTATATCCTAAAATATGGTTTCAAAATTCTACTCCCGATTTATTTCCATCTCAATGGAAATTTATATAAATAATTTAGTATTTTTAATATATATATATTCTTTTTTAAACATATGAAGACTAGCCCTAAAGGATTTTTAGATCTTAATTCATTTCCTAATGTAAAACAAATTCATAACTATCCTCCCATGTTTTACGTTGAAAAATTTCTTTCTTCTAATGAATGTAAAATGTTGATATCTATGTCTGATAAAAAAGTTAAAATATCTCTAGTTGTTGATAAACAAACTGGTGCCGGTGTTCCTCATCCTTCTAGAACTAGTGAATCTTGTTATTATGGATATGATCTTAAATGGTTGATTTCTCGTGTTCATCGCTTAACTGGTATCCCCCAAGAACAACAAGAACCAGCACAATTTACACGATATGTTAGCGGGCAATTTTATCAATCTCATTTAGATGCTCTTGATAATGTAGGAAATAATGGTCAAAGAATTGCAACTGTTCTTATTTATCTCAATAATGTTCAAAAAGGTGGAGCAACATTCTTTAATAATTTAAATGTACGAATTCAACCTAAAGAAGGTGATGCTATTATTTTCTTTCCTGCTAAAATGGATGGAACTATTTTAGACAGTATGATCCATACCGCAGAAGATGCTTCCGATACTAAATGGGTATCACAAATCTGGTTACGGAATAAGAAATATTTATAAGAAATATGTATTCTTAATAGTTTTCATTTTTTTACTTTATATTAGTATGGTATGTTCTTGTATGATTCCTGTACCAAATTTTCCTACAAATTGTGAATGGGGTCCTATTCTATGGAAACTACTCCAAGGTATGGCCGATAAATATGGAAAACTTATTACACCTCTTTTTAGTAAAGAAGAAGAAACTTCTTGGCCTAATTTAATTAATCTTACTTTAAAAATATTACCTTGTAAAGAATGTAGAGAACACTATAAAGAATTTCTCTCAAAACATAATCCTTCCATTATTAAAACTCTTCCTACAGATCAACAATCATTATGGGTTCAGAATTTCTTCTGGAATCTACACAATCAAGTCAATATTAGAAATAATAAAGATATTATAGACTTTTCTCAACTTCATAATATCTATAAAAATGTTAATTTTCGATATGAATTAAAACATTATGAAAAATTACTTACTATCGTTTTTCGTTATAATGAAGTTTCTCTTTTCTCTTGGCGTGACTGGCTTAAAAATTTTAAAACTCTTGAAAGTATTTATGGACTGTAATAGATAGTCTCCATAATGATATTAGTAATAGAATTATACTTATATATTTATCATTCTCTTTATCTTTTTTTAGATTATTATATTCTTCCATTAATTTTGTATTCTCCTCTTTTAGATTATTAGATTCTTTCATTAATTTTGTAATCTCAACTTGTAGATTCTCAGATTCTTCCATTAATTTTGTATAATTAAAATTCTCAACTTTTAAAGCATCATAATATTCTTCATCTATATCATTATCCTCTTCAGAAAAATGAAATTTAGAGTCTTCTTTCATATTTATAGTTCCTTCCAATATTATGTTATTTTTACTATTTGATATTTCATTTAGATTATTTACTATATCAAATGCTTCATTCTCATCTTCATATACTCCATATACCGATACATATTCTTTATTAAATACAACAAATCCCATTTCTTGTATTTAATATACTATTTTTAAAAATCAATTTTATACAATTGCGTATCTATAATATCCAGATATTTGTAATAATAAATGAAGTATAGAAAATTTACTAATTAATAAAGCAATTGTATATTTATCAATTAATGTTACACTTTTTGTTCTTGAATACATAACAAATAATAATGCTAATGCTGGTAAAATACCCATTAATAATAATTCTATTATAAATTTAATTGGATTTTTAACTATAAATTCTGTATCACGAACAATCTCTGATAATGCTGCTAATACTACTATACCACATACTATTGAAAATAATAATGTTCCTGTAATTAATGAATTACTATTAATCCCAAATACATCTATATTATATGGATTTACTGATGTACCATATTTTGTAAATAAAAATGACAATATCAGACCTACACCAATACCTACGACTGTAGGTATAATTATATCAATTGAAACCATATTCTATTATAGTTTTATATTTTTAAAAATATTTGCTATATTTCTTTCTAACGTTATACCCTTAAACATATTTAATAATTCATCTTCAATATTTTCATTTTTATCAATAAATTTATCTATTAAATTTTCTGTTAATAGTTGCCGAATATATTCAGTATCAGAAAGTGTTTTACTATTTAAATCATTATCATCCAATATTTTTCGCAATCCATGTAATATTTCATAATATAGTTCTATTATATCCGTATTTGTATTCATATTCATATTAGAATTATTAGGAATATCTATATAGTCTTTTAATTCTTCAAATACATCGGGTAGATCTTTTTTAATACGATTCAATATACTTCCATATTTTGTATCTATCTCCTCTAACTTTATTTGTACATCTAATTTAAACATGTCAAAAGATTCTTCATTCTTTATATTTATTGTATTTTCTCTTTTTATTATACTTTGAAAAAATTTCTCAAATATATTTCCTATTTTTTCATAATCTTCAAATTCGGTTTCAATTGGTTTCTTATTACTATTTTTTAATAACGCATTAATATTCCTCTTTAATGTATTTTTTCTTTTCATACTTTTTCTCATAATAATACGTTTTCTTGTTTTTTTTTCACCTTTTCTTCTTGCTGTTTTAGCACCTCCTTTTTTCATATCTACTAGTAGTATGGAAACTTATTCTAAATCTTTGGAAAATTTACTAGCTGCTGCGTACTTGTCTGGTGCTGCTGAAGGTCTCAATAAATGTAAAGATTTATCAAATGAAGATGTTGCTAAAAATCTTGATGATATTAAAACTCTACGACGCAAATTTTTAGAACGTTCTGAAGAAGATGGTTATAAACAACCAGTCCATCATATTGAAGAGGCTAAACAAAAAGCATATGAATTATTATTACAACATACTAAATATCCAAATAAAAATTTATCTTCTCTTAATCATCCAACTATTTCTACTCATATGAATACTACACCTTCCAATACATCTACTCATATGAATACTACACCTTCCAATACATCTACTCATATGAATACTACACCTTTTAATACTACACCCTCTAATACATCTAAAAATGCTCCAATTACTCCTCTTGCTCCTCAAATAATCCGTCTTGGAGGTAAAAGAAATTAATCATAAAGAATCTATCAATATCGCATATGGTGGATAATAATCTTTTGGATATGGTAATCCTTGTCCTAATGGTTTAGGAAATATTGCTACATGATTTTTATTATTCTGATGAGCAAAATATGATCCCCAATAACTAAAGGTGCTATTCGCTACAATAGAACCTTTAAGACAATTACTCATTACATATAAACTCTCTATTTCATTTGTTTCTTCACAAAATTCATATTGTGGAAACATCTGCTTTGCAAATTCTATATCATCACTAAAAAATAATATCTTAGAATTCTCTGGTATATGCTTGAAAGCATTTGAATAGTATTTTGCTACATTTATTTGATGATGCGGTAAAATACGAAAATCCCCTAAACGAATATGAATAAAAAATAAATTCTCTTTATCTTTTAAATATTTATCATTTAAATACTCTATACGATCTCTTGATATCGCATTCATAAAATTTGGTACTATATTACAATATTCAAAATATTTATATGATTGCCTATATCCACTAATTACTATAGAACCTAGTATTGTTGGAATTTCTTCATATTCATAATAGTTTGCTTTCTCCGTTATTTCTTTATATACATATATTTTTGTTTTTACTGATATTTCTGGAAATAACATAAATATATTCTGAAATAATCCATGACCCGTTTCTTTACATCTCGATAATAGAAATATTACTTCCTTATTTGTTCTTTTACCATATGATATCGCACATGCTAATTGAAATAAACGATTTCCTATTCCATCTGATAATGAAGGTACAACACAATTATCCATATTTTACTATCTTATAATTTGTTTAGATTAAGAACTGATTTTCCATAATTTTTACTTTGTGAAAAAAATTGATCCCGCTGTCGTCCGTTCCTAAAAACTAACAAAATTGATTATTTTAATATTTCATGATTCCATATACAATGAGCCCTTCTAAATTCCCAGATGCTTTTAGATATTATAAACCAAGAAATCAAAAGGTTTCTGGTATTATTATGGTATCAAAAGATAATAAGATTCTTTTAGTAAAAGGAAGACAAAGAAATAAATGGTCTTTTCCAAAAGGCCATCTTAAATTTAATGAGACTATCCATCAATGTGCTCTTCGTGAATGTTTCGAAGAAACTGGTATTTCCCTTAATATGCTTGAATATAATGGATATAAGAGATTTACATCTGGTGAATATTTTATTTATAAAAATGTTGAAGAATTTAAAACTATCATCCATGATAATCATGAAATTTCTGATATTGGATGGTATTCTATTCCATCAATGATGAATCTAAGAACAAATATTGATGTAAGTTCTTTCTTAAAAGAATATAATTCTATTCTTCAATGTTAGAATCTATTCTCTACCCATGATGCCCATGAATTTTTATTTACTGTAGAATCCCATTTATCATGTTTATCAACAAGTAATGACCATTTTCTATTCAATAATGTTACATCCGCATGTGTAGGTTCAAATCTTCCTAATTCATTTAATACTATTGATATTTGTTTATTTGATAATGAACTACATGTATATACATCCATTTGTAATAAACAATTACTTTTTTTACATTTTAATATATTTCTATCTGGATTCTTCCAAAAATGAAATGCTATATGTGATGTTTCTATTACTTGTATCGCCGTAAGACCTTCATTATATTTTGGCTCTTTTACATAAAAAACTTCTTGCTTTCCAAGAGGTTTCATTGATATATCTTTTACTAATTGATGAATCATTGAAGCCATTGATTCTTTATCAGATTCTTTAGGACATATTTTTGTTTCTATACGCAATAATAAATGATGATGTTGTATTTCTTGTATTTTTCTTTTGTGTGTTTTGCTCTTATTTTTCATCCTATTAAAGAAAAAATAAATTAGTATAGTAGAATGTCAAGAAACAAAACATATTCAACTGACAGTTTAAAAACAGTATTCACAAAGCCAGTAGTAAATCAACAAGTAGTTCCTATCCCGAGTTTAACACAAACAATGAAAGAAGGATTTGGATTAGGAGTAGGTCTTTCTGTAGGAAGAAATATTGTTGATGGAGTATTTAATATGTTCTCAACTCCGAAATCTTCAAATCCTTCAGAAAATAAAAAGATAGCAGAATATGAAAAATGTTTAGAATACAGTTCAAATGATATTGATAAATGTAAAAGTTTATTAAATAATTAATCTACTCTTCTAGCCTTCGTTTCTTATTAGAAGGTTCGCATTGCTCTGTAAGTCTTTGGAAACTACGAATAACATCATCATCAATCTTAAATTTACGTTTTGTAATAGCATTCATATATTCTGTTAGAGAATGCGCATAGTTACAAGATTTTTTTTTAGGACATTCTTGTTTATTTAGAATCGCATAACAAGGTTTTGTATTTTTGTACCAAGACCATTTCTTTTCTTCATTACTAAAACTATTTCCATTCATAGTTGTATCATCCATCATTTTCTTATATATTTTTATGGGTAAATCGTAGTTCAATTTTTTACTTGTTTAGAAAACTTTCTGGATTAGAATTATAAGAAAACATCATCTTAGTTCCATCAGTTCGTTTAATAATCTTACGTTTTTTTGGAAGTGTGAGAACTAGAACGGGTTTCATTTTTATGAATAAAAAATTTGTTCTAGAAATATTTTCAATTTTTTACTTATACAATTCTTTACATTTTTCACAAGGACAATATGTTTCCATAATACTCTTTACAGAAAAATCATGATAATGATGGGTCATAAATAACATTGTACTATCATCTTTATAACAATTACATTGCCAATAAAATTTATATATTTCATATCCCATAGATTTCTTATTACTTGGGAGACGAATGATAGATCCATTATTCTCAAGATTTACTTTAATACGATGATAATCCATTTTTATGAATAAAAAATTTGTTATAGAAATACTTTCAATTTTTACAAAGTAAAAAATTATGATGAAGAATTATATCTCAATTTTTTACAAAGTAAAAAATTATGATGAAGAATATTTTTTTTTAAATAGTAAAGATTAACTCATGAATCGCATACATC